ATGGTTTGTTCCAGTCCGCTTAACGCCTTATCAAGCGGGCGTATTCCCGTACTTCCGCTCATACGCAGCTCCCTGCTTCTTGCGGTGGTCTTTCACGTGCCGCTTCAAGCCGGAGTAAAAGGTCATCGACCATCGCTTCTTCATCTGCGAGGAGCAGCTGCCATTCTTTGCCGTGTTTTTTAGCGGTCTTTTGCCGACGCCGCATGGTCTGCACCGCGTATTCAAGTCTAAAAAAAAGCCACATCAATTCATCGTTCATCTTGTTACCTCCTCGTACATCCGGTAGATTGCCGATTACACGACATTCTCCTTTGTCGCCCGTTTTGCAGCGTCAAGCACTGCTTGCCAGTTTGCAAGGCCGAGTTTATCGGCGGTCTTTTGCTGGATTCGTGCAGAAGTACGCCGCCCGTGGATAACCGCGGCGACCGAACTGTCACGGACGTCCAATTCTTCTGCAATGTCGGTATAAGAAACGTTGATAAGGGAGAGCTGGTACTTAATCCAGCCACCGTACATGTGCCCGAGGGTTCTGTTTTTGGGCTTGTGGATTTTCTTTTTTTGTTCTATCATAAAGTTATCCTTTGCCTGTCTTTACAGGCTTGTATTGCTAAGAAAAGCGAAAGAGGTCTGTGTTTTTCGCTTTTCTTTTTTTACCGGCTTGAGATTGCTTTAGTTCTAGCCGATATTTCATTTATAAACGATATATTCGTTAAAGTCAAGCAATGATAACGAAAATATCAAATATTTTTATGGATTTTTATGGATTTAACGAAAGAGTTACGAGATATTCGTAGAGCTATGAGGAAAACACAGAAAGAATTAGCAGAATTATTAGGGATTCCGCAAACAACATGGGCAAGCTATGAAGTAGGAAAAGCAAAGCCTCCTATAAAAATACTTATGCAGTTGTCAGAATTAGGTTACCCGTTACCCGGTCTCTCAAATGGTGTTATCGTTGGAAATAATAACACTCAGACAATAGGGCATAATAATAGTGTCCATATCCCGCCAACACCCGATGGGGAATGCTTTAGCATCCCGCTTTTTGAAGTTCCCTTGCTGACAAAAGAAGATGTATTAAGGTACAACCCTAAACAAGAAATACTTGAACCGCAAGCTCATAATGGACGTTATCCGGATAAAGTTTTAATACCTTCCCCTTATTGGCTTAAAGAATTTTCAACAGACCTCCGAGCTATTACTATTTTTGATAGTCGTATGGCTCCAAGATTAAACGCAGGGGATGTGGCGATTTTTGAAGGGACGGGATATACAGGGGATGGCATATATGTTCATCGTTTTGAAAACACCGTACACATTAGTTATATCCATTGGCAAAATAATAGTTTCGTTATGTGGACGGAATTTAAACCGGATGAAAAAGTAGAACTAGATACTATCGATCCTATAGGAAGAATTAGGGCAACTGTAAAAAGAGTATGACAAATTAAATAAGGGGCATCTTAGGGTTGCAATGATAATTTATTTTAACAAGGAGTGGAAAAATGAAAAAACAGGCATTTTTCAAAGGTGTATACATAATGCTTATCGCTTTATGTGTTTGTTTGATGGGCTGTTCAGAAAATAAAAAGGAAACAGACAATCAGATTCAACAAAAAAAGATTTCATGGGATTTGGTTAATACCGATGCTAAAAATATAGACATAGAGAATCTAAAAAAGCTGCTAATTATTTTTGAAACGAGCTGTAAAGGATTACAGCAGTATCAGGACGTAATAGAAAAAAAAGAAATTCAAGTTATTAAATATAGAAAAGGAGATAACGCCTCTTATACTGAAGAAAAATATGGATGGTTAACGGAGGCGGTGATTACTCTTTCAGTCAAAAAGGATGCAAAATTACCGTCATTTCTAAGCATGGCTAAAGGTGTAACATTATACTACCATGCTGGAGCTGGTCATACGCCAGGTCTTGTTATAACAAAAGATATAGCAGCTTTATTTTATGGTGTTGATAAAAATAAAATTACTAATGGCGGAAATACTTTTGTAGCAGAAAAATCTTATAGCATAGTTGATTCTATCATTACCTATGCTTCATATTCGAAAATTCTTACACTTGATAGTTTTATACAAGAATACAACAAAATGGCTGAATCCTATAGTATCACAAAAGTATCAAATGCAGACATAGAAAAAGGTGCAAGTATTGATGTGCTACATTGGACTAGTAACACGGCAAATGAAATAACAGTTTACTTTAGACAAGATGATGTGCGTTCATTCAGTAGTGCGTCTATTATTTGTAACACTACATCTCTTGAAAATATTAAGCCAATATTAGCAGCACTTGTATCTGTAATTGAAGGAAAGATACAAGACGAAATAGAAAATGAGGTAATCAATATTCTATCGCATAAAGATAAAGATGATTATAGAACAAATACAGGGCTTCTTTATAAAGTACGCAGCAGAGAAAATGGTATAGCTATTTCTATGACAGCACAATGATTGAAGGGTACAGAAGTATAACGCCATGACTAAACAAAAAGCGCTTATTTTTGCATTGCTGTTTGCTGCTGCCGGTATCTGCGCAACCGATACCGGTAAGAAGGTGTATATAACGGATACGGGGAAAAAGTATCACTATAAAAATTGCCGAACGTTAAAAAAGTCCAAGCACCTTACGGAGCTTACGGTTAAAGACGCACAGGCGAAAGGGTATACGGCTTGTAAGGTGTGTAAGCCACCTGAAAAGTAGAGGAGAGGGACGGGAAACAAGCGCTCGCATATAAGGCGATAATACATGCCTTCCCGCGTTTGTGTATTATCTTTTTATTTTTCTCAATACTTGTGTACATAGAAGTAATATTGCCTATAAGGATTGCTCGCATATCACGTTTATAAAAGTCTTGAGAAAAATAAGAGCGAGGGCTTCCGTTAAGCGGCACAATAGCTTTCGGCAGTAACACATACAAGAGCAGGAGTAACAGTGTAAAAAGATACACAGCCGCTGGGATACCGGTTATCCGCATCGCCTGTGGAAGAGTCGAAAGATTAAAGATGAGAAAGACCGCCAATGCTACCAGTAAAGGCAAAAACAACGAAAATAAACCGAGCACTTTTGAAGTAACAATATTCATGTGATCGATAAGTTCTTTGTTGTATTGCAAGATTTCGTTATGGATAAAGGCTGCTTTTTCCTGATTGACCATATCCCAGTCAATGGCATTAAAATCTAAAACAGATACTTCTTTTTGCTTCATGTTTTATTGCTCCTTATGGTTATCGTTTGAGCTCATCATAAAAAAAGCGAGACAGCTCGTAAGCTGTCCCGCTTAACACTAAACCCCTGTAGCAGCAGTATGCGCTTTTACAAAAGCTGCAAAATGTCTTATCGGCCACCACAACGCAATGACAGCGCCTGCGATGATGCACAAAGGCAAGACGATTGCACCGACTTTTGCAAGAGCAGCAGACGGGACAAAAGCAATGACAAGCAATAACAATGCGCACAGGGCAATAAGCACTAATGAGAAAATACTGATCAATGCTTTTCCGAAACTTTTCATGCTTCCTCCTTTAGATGATAAAGATGCCGGATATGAGTCCTCCGGCGGGGACGTTTTCCTTTGTAAGGAGTTTTCCAATATGAGCGGGTACTGTCATATCGGACGAGGTTGGTTATACTGTAGCAAAAAAAGAGCGGTGAGGTGTTGTAACAGTGATTAAAAAAATGAGGTGATTTTTTAAGGAATTAGCCTATTGCAATGAGACGGCTTTCGACAAAGCCAAAGCGTCTTAATGTTGAGAACAACGGTTGACAGAAAAGCTCTTTAAAGGAAGCCGAATTATCGTTTTTGGCATATTCAAAGATATTGAAAAAACTGAGGTTTTTAGCAATAGAAAATGAACCGGTAAGCTCTTTAGACTCGTAGCCGTAAGCGTAAGTAACTTCCGTATCGGTTTCTGCAATTTTCTTGATAAACCACCACATCAAAAATATCCTTTTAAGTGCTGAGCTGCTTTTGCCCAGTTAAATTTTTTATTTGCTTCTTTGTGAGCTTGAACATAGGTATACCCTAAATTTTTCATTAATGTCAATTCTAAGTATTCATGCTGAAGCAATAGTAAGTCTTCCGGCAAAAAATTACCGGTCTGCAAACGCCGCCACGCTTCCGATATTTTGTAGGATTCAGTAAATCTGACTTTTTCTCCATCGATTTCATGTTCGGTAAAAAAGACGTGTTGTTTAATCGCTTCTATTTTGTCTATGCTCATCTTTGCATTTTTCGCAATTTTAGCTATATCTGATTTCCGTTTTCTTATTTCCTCATAGTATAAGATTGCGTGCTGTTCTTGCCGTGTGTATTCAGGATCACCCCATAGACCAGAGTCAATAATATGCTTTGCACCGCCATAAAAATTATTGAATTTTTCTGTTAAGATGTTTTTAATATTTTCATTGCGGGCTTTCCCTTGGTTCCAGTTAAAGCCCGGCGTAATGCCTTTGGGAATACGTTCAATAGTTCCTTTACGCTCATTAAAATATGTACGGTATTCTTCCGGAGGCGCTTCGGTTTTTACCCGGAGGATTCCGCCTCCTGAGCCGTCGGCTTTCGGCGGTATCTTTATACCGTCCCGTTCATAGCGCTCTTTTCTCGACTCCGAGACTGCCCGTGTGTAACACTTACAACCGTAGCCGTTCGGCGGTAAATGGTTATCCCAGAACGGATCATCTTTCGGCAAAATAAGACCGTCCCATGCGAGGTGCTGTTCACGGTGTTTTTGGGCATTGCCGACACGGTACATAAGATAGGGATGCAAATCGCTTGCCATCGTGCGGTCATATTGTGCCTTCTGAAACGCGCTGCGCAAATTGACGTTATAGATGGTTTTAAGCCGCCGGTCGCTTCCGAGCTGTGCATCAATTTCTGCTCCGGTAAGCGGATCGGTCATCTTCTTTTTGCCCCACCAGCCCTTCTGTTGCAGTGTCGGCTTTAAATTCTTCTTAAAGTGTTCAAAGCTGTGCCCTTCTTCAAGCGCTTTTTCAACCGCCTTTTTAATATCGCTTAATACATCAAGCTGCATAGCCTTTGCAACGGTAAAAGCGGTAGCGTGTTCTTCGTTCCAGACATCCTTATACGAAAAACCGACTTTTAAATTTTTATCTTTGATGTAGTTGAGCGCATCTTCGGGGATAAGAGACTCAGGCATTGACCGCCTCCCCATGCTCACCAAAAAGATTTTGCCGTTTTTCTTTTAGCGCTTTTTCAATCCGCTGTTTGGCAATAGCAAAATACTGATCGTCCAGTTCCATACCGATGAACTTACGGTCAGTATTGATGCAGGCAACGCCGGTTGTGCCGGAACCTGCAAAAGAATCCAGTACAGTGTCTCCGGCATCGGTACTGTCTAGGATGAATTTTTCAATTAACTCTATCGGCTTTTGTGTTGGATGCAATTTTGTTCCGTTTGTTTCTGATGCGCCATGATTAAACGACTTAATTCCTGATATAACATTAGTAATATAAGCTGTTTTTATCTTTCCGGAAAATATAACAAACTCATTTCCATAACCATAACGGCATTGCGTCGGTCTACCATGCTTAATCCATCTTAAAAGGTTATGGATTTTAAGAATTTTATCAAAAATCGGATAATAAAACGCATAACTTCGCCAGTCGCAAAAAAAATAAACGCAGCCGTCCGGTTTTAATACACGCTTGTATTCTGTAAAGAGCTTTTCATAAAAGGGTTTACAGATAGCAAGATCATTAAAGCAACCTTTTTGTCCGTTATGCGTCATGCCTAAAAAATACGGCGGATCGGTAATAATCGAATCGATACTGCCGTCAGGGATTTTGGGCAGAAGGTCTATACAATCTCCCCGTAATAGGTTGATATTTTCAGTCAGTTTCATACTATTCATCTTCCTTATCAAAATTGGCATCGCCTTCGGCACGGGATTTAAAAAAGGCGATTGCCATTGTGCGGGCTATTTTTTCAGGGCTCCAGCCGGTTACCAGCTTTTCAAGTTCCGCTTCAAAGCTCGTAAAATCGGTCGCTTTATCCGCTGCTTGTTCCAGTACTGCTGCAATATCGTCGGTAATAGCGATAAAGTCTTGCTCGTTTTCTTCCGGCAGTTCATCATCATCGCTTGCGTAGGAAGAAACGCCGCTTGCATTGAGTGCAATGGAGCCGGAGAGCGCCCCGTGCGTATTTAGTTCCGTTTGATACGGATTCGGCGCAGTGAGTATCTCATCGTCTTTTTCCGGAGCAGAAAGCCCTAACAGCGTATGCATTTCCTGCGCCTTTACTTTTAATCCCAGCGGCACGAGCTTGGTAACGGAATCGACAATGAGCTGTACGTTTTTCGGTTCGATGTATTTGATGCGGAGTTTCGGATAGCGTTCCTGTTCGCCGAAATTAAAATTGACATAGGGGATAACAAGGTCGCGGTTTAAGGTTTGCTCAAGCTGGCGCACATCCGCTTTTAAGATATCCTGTCTAACCGTCTGCTGGTCTTGGCTGTCTCCGAGCTTGCCCGGAGTGCCTTCGGCGCTTGCCGTCTGTCCGAGTACCAGCTTTGAAAGCTGCTTATCAACCCACTCGGCAATGTCTTGATAAACGGTTGCATTGCTCGCCGTTGTTTTACTTTCGATAATATCGATGAGCATTGAATCGGGGATCACCGCTCCGACATCTGCGCCGATTGCGGCAACGGCACGCTTTAAGGTTGCAATATCTTCTTTTGTTGCCTTACGTCCGTATTTACCGATTCTCACCGGATAGCCGAATCGATCGGCGAATGCTGCCCAACTTGTTACGTCATACGTTTTAATCAGCCAATAAAAGAGCGCGGTAAAGCTCAAGCCGGAGGTAATCTGCTTGCCGCTTAGCAGATTCGGCTCATGCACGATAAACTTGTACAGCTCAAGCGGGTGCAGCTCCATACCGTAAGGATCACGAAGCGATAGTACACCCGTTTCTTTATCGTACGCGAACCAGCGCGGATCACGGAAGTAAAAGGTTTGCGGTTTCCATCGCGAGCCGGAAGTCTCCCAGATAATTTCATTGACGCTAAAGCCTTTGCCTAAAGCGTCGAGCGTGTTTTTAATTAAATCCATACAATCGGCGTGCTGCGCAATATCTTCACTGACGGCATCGGCGATTGCAAGGCTTTCTTTATCATCGCTTCCTGCTTGCACATACAGTTCCAGTCCTTCAACGGCGTGTTTGCGGGTTGAAAGCACTGAGCGGTAATGCGCATCGCGCTCTTCCAACTCTCCGGCAATCTCCAAATACTCCGCCGGAACGTCTCCGCGGCGCACCGTATCTAAAAGAGATGCCAGCTTCTCCGGGGTAAGCCCGGCAACTAAACCGCCCGACCATAAGTCGCGGTTAGAGTTGGCAACCGGCGTTGCCCGCTGTTCGGTTAAGCCGTGCGTGTTTTTGCGTTCTGTAGTGCTTCCGGCTTTGCCGGTTAATCGTCCCAGCCATCCCATGGATCAACTCCTTTTAGTCCAAATGTCGTTCTTGTTTTAACCGGCTCATACGCATACGGCTGATACCCCGCTTCAGCGCTTTGCAGTTCCGCATACTTTGCCATCACTTTGGCAATGCACGCATCACCGTGCCGTCTTGTTCTACTTGCGCCGGTGCGTTCAGTAACAAGCGGGACTCCCTGTACAACTTTTACAACCTTAAAATCATCACGGATAAAAAGATCGTCGGGCACGCTTGTCGTCTTTTCTTCAAATGCGCTTTTTAATTTGGGAAAATACTCGGCGTACCATTTGCGTGAAAGCATCACTTGATACACATACCCCGGCCATTCCTGCGCGGCAAGTTCGGCAATCATTTGTCCGTTCCCCCGTGAGTCAAAGGCGGCACCTTCCAAATTACTCAATGTATTTCCGACAAGCTGTATCAGCTGCCATTGTTGGGCAAACGGAATATTGCGCAATTCAATGACGCAGAGCGTTTGGGAAACACCTTCTTTGAGTATTTCATCAAGCCAGATAACGGTTAAGTCTCCGGAGCGGGCAAAGTCTTCACCGATAACAACCGGATTGCGCGTTCCTTGTAAAACCGGTTTTATCTCTTTAAACCATTTTTGAATGGTACGCTCCCGCTTCCACTCGCTTTCAAACGTGAAGGTATCGCTTTCGGTAAACCGGAATACCGGCGCATCTTTTTTGATGCTATCAATGAGGGAACGAGGGAAATACTGCGTCCCGTTTGCACGAGGAACACAATATAATTCTTCATCCGCGCCATCGCCGTAATCTTTAATGAGCGAAGCAAGCCACGCTGCTTCTTTTTCCGCACTCCATACCTCTCCTTTGACTTCACAAATGCGCTTGTATAAGCCATCGCTCAAAGCATCATCAATCGTGGTGCGGTGCAGGGAGTACTCTTTTTTTCCATCGTGAATCTCTTTAACTAAATCATTAAACGGATTATCTTCTCCGTCATGGGTGCTCAAAATAGCAACCGAGCCGCCCCACATCAAAAGGGCTAACGCTGCTTTTAACAGTTTCGATAAATCATCGCAGAATGCCGCCTCATCAATAACGACATGTCCCTGCTTTGAGCGAATCGAGCGCGGTACGGACGGCAGACCCCAAATTTCAAACCCTGAATCAAAGCGGATTTTGTAAACGGTAATGTCTTTATCTTCATCTTTGATCACCGTCTCTTCCATATCGGAACAGGCAATATTTAAAAGCTTTGCCCAAAATGCGGCGTCATTGACAAACTGCTGCGTCATCTCTTTTGCATACGAAAGATAGTAGCAGTTCATCCCGCCGTCAGTGCGTGAAAGCGCTGCTAGTAATACCGCATAGAGCGCTTCTACATACGAAGCCCCAATACGGCGGCTTTTTTCCCAGACCTTTACCTTTGCAGTGTCTTTGAGCCAGCGGCTTTGGTAGTCAAGCAAGATGTTTTTGCTTAATGCTTCCGAGATGGTCATGTTTGTATCCTAAACACTTCGGCAAGAATGGTTTGCATCGCTTCTTTACTCACGCCTTTTTTCTTTCCAACCGCTTCAACCTTTGCGGCTGTCTCTTTGAGGATGAGTTCTTTGATGGCATCTTCCCGCTCGGCATTGAGTTTTTCAGCGTGTTCCAATTCCTTCAATCCGCGGGAGACTTTAAAAATCACTTCGGTCATGAGCTTCGGATCGACATCCTTGCTTTCCTTTAATTCTTCCAGTTCACAGATAAGGTCAAAAGCGACAAGCCGTATTTGCTCATTTACTACTTTACCCAGCTTATTGCGCGTATCGCTTCCATACTTTTCCAAGTAGGCTTCCGCAACCTCGCGGGCTTGCCGGTTCTTTTCGGCAAATTTTTTCATTCTAAGTGCATAGCGGTTTAAGGAGCTTTTTGAGATCAGCGGCTCTCCTGCTTCCGTATTGATGGCGTCTACTATTTCAAGCTGCGTTACATCCGGCCGGTTCAGTAACTCGATCAGGCGCTTGCGCAACGGTTCAGGCAGCTTATCAACGGCGCTTTTCTGTCCCATCTTTTTACCCTCTCGTAAAGCGCTTAATCCATAAAAGGCGGCTCAATGCCCTCTACTCGGCAATAGCCAAGTGCGACATCCAGCCCTGCGCGGGTAAGGTGTGCGAGTACTAAGGCTTTATCGGAAAGCCGCTCTGCCATAACAAAGCCACGCACTTCAAGCCAATTGATAAGCGTATTCACATCAGCAAGGCTCACTGTATGTCCGTATGTTTTTAAAAGCCGCTGGAGCATTTCGTTTGAAAGCGTCCTGCTTGCGTCTTTTTCAAGTCCCTGCAAGATGATACTACGTTGGTTCGGTAAAAATATATTGTCCATCTTCCTTAAATCTCCTTTCTGAGTACCGTTTGTGTCGGCTATCTCCGTGGCGTGTTATTGATGAACCAGCCTTGAATCTGCTTTAAAATATTGTTCATGCCTTTCATCTCTCCTTCGATATTACTTAACCGCTGGCCAAGACCATCGCTTACGGTCTTTTGAAGCTCCGCCACAACATCCTCAAGTTTTTCGATGCGATCTTCCTGCTTTTTAATCTTTGCATCAGCAGAGTTTTGCACACCGGCTATTTTTGCTTCAATCTTCTTTTTATGATTTGCCCAAAGCCCGCCGAAAAATCCGGTTGTGGCTATAAAGCTGCCGATACAGGCAAAGATAAATTTGACTATTTCCATTTGTGCACCATTCAAGGCTATCCGGAATGCAGCGGCCATACCACGCCCCCCCCCCCCC